TAGCCATTATCTTAATAAACCTCCAGGTCTTCTTTGTTTTAATAATTCTGATTGTATCGCTGCTGAGATAGCCCTGCCAAGTTCTTTACTTTGTTGTTCATCACCTTGAACAGACGATCCAGAAGCATCTACATTTACGCTGATGTTTGTACTACCTCCTCCACCTAATTTATCATTAGGTATTATTGTCCCTGATCTTTTTGGAACGAATAACTCTGGCCCTTTCTCTCCTACTATTGAAGGTTTACCGACAGGAGGGCTCCCTCCATTTGCAAAACCAAGTAAACCAAACAAACCACTTGTTACAGTTTTTCCTCCTACATTTCCAAACAACAAAGCATTTAGTCCCATATCTAAAAATCTGTCTGCGACATTATTTAATAAATCACCGAGAGTTGATGTTCCTCTGATAAGACCTTTAATTCCATTTTTTATATCATTTTGAATTGTTGTTGCCATTCTTTCAAAAGCATCAACAGATTCATTTGCAGCATTTTGTAATTTTCTAGTTTCTAACGTAAGATCCTTTGCAACTTCAAAATTTTCTTTATTAGCGTTTACTTGTGCCTCAATACTAGTAACAGTTAGTTTTGCACGTTCAAGCCTCGCTTGATCTTCAATAGATAAATTTTTTCTTCCATCTAATTCGTTTACAGTTGATTGAGCTATGTTTTTTTGATTTTCAAATATGTCCAATCTAGTTTGGTTCGCTTTTTCCAAAGCTAATATTTCTTCAGCCAATCCTTTAGAGATAACAAATCGACCTTCTGTTCTTATTTCATTTAAACGCTGCTCCGAATTAATTTGTTCTCTTGTTCTAAGTTGTTGATTCCTAAGTTCAGCACCAGCACTTTTTTCAATAATTTCTCCAGCTTTTTTTGCAGCATTTAGTTTGATTTGATTTTTCTGGCTTTGTATTTCCTCTTTTTTAACTGGAATTTTATCTCTTGCTTGAAAAATATCTGCTCCTGGGCCAAAAAGACCTCCTCCAAAATTACGTTTACCAGCTAGTAATTCTAATTTGGCTAATTCTTCTTCTAAATTTTTAAGATTAGTATTTAATTCTTTTATAGTTGAATCATCAATAGATTCTAAACCAGCTTGTGCTTTTCCAAGATCTAAACCTCCAGGATCAAATACTTCTGAAATATTATTTACAATTTTTGCAGCATTAGCTTTTGTTTTTAATGCAAAATCAGAAAACTTATTAACAAATAATTCGGCTCCTTCTCTAAGCTTTCTAAAAGCTTCAACACCTTCATCCCCGACAACATCTGCAATGTCTTTCGTTATTTCTTTTAAAGCAGCTTGTTTTCCTCTAAATTCTTCGATTATTTTAATTTCATCTTTTCTTGCTTTACTTAAACCACCTAATTTTTCAATAGCTGCATCTATATCAGCATTTAGGGGATCTAATGCTTTAGCTAAACCTAATACTTGTTCTTGAAATATAGTTACGGAAGAAGTACCAACTAAACCTCCAGCAAAACCTCCCATCGGGCCAAATGCAGAACCTACTAATCCTCCACCGAAACCACCTGCTGCTGCTGCTGGCCCTTGTCCAAACAGTAAAGGAAAAGCACCACTAACTGCTGCACTAGATATTGCAGCACCAAAACCTCCTCCACCTCTTCCTCCTCCACTTGCAAAACCGCTACTCTGTGCAGCCCTTAATATTTTTTGTTGTTGTAATTGTCTAGTAGACCCTTGCAATGACTTTAGTTCTAGCAAAGCTGAATCTGCTGATGCTTTTGCTAGTTTAAATTTACCTTTAGAGTTAGCTAAAGCTGCTCTATTTAAAGATCTACTAGCTTTATCGACATTTAATCCTTGAGCTTTTGCTTTTGCTATCTGATCTCCAATGCTTCTTACCCGAACCATTGAAGCTCTTTTTTTCTCTTGAAGATTTAAAGATTCTTTTTCTGATTTATTATTTTTCTTTTCGGAAGCTGCTCCTCCTCCTTTATTTAACTGATTTACTTTGCCACTAACCTTATCTAAAAGTTTTGATAACTCTTGTACTTTCTTTAGACCTTTTACATTAATCTCTATATCTGCTCTAGTTGCCACGACTAAACAATAAAAGGTTACTTTATTCTATCTTATCTTCTTCGTTTTGCTTTTTCAAATTCTTTTTCTTGTTCTTCATTAATTATTTGAAAATATGAACTCCAACCAATAATTTCATCTAAAGTCAGATCTCTTACTTCTCTTAAACTTTTTCCTAATTCTTTAGCTACACCAAATTGAAGCATCATTAAATTATCTTTCTTTAATTCAGCAGCTAGTCTTTTGGGTCGAGTGCTTCCTCTTCTTCTGTAATAACTGCAAGCATTAATTTCTGTAAATCGCTATCTTTTACTTCGTTTTTCAAGACATCAATTTCTCCTGCACTAAATAATTTCCTGCCAGTTTCGTCTAATGCTTTTGTCATTAATAATTGCAAGGCAAAATTATTATTATCATCTCTAGAAAGTCTTTGTGCTCGATCACGTTCTGCCATTGTTAATGGACTTACATACATCTCAAAAACAGAACCATCAGATAATGTAACTTCTTTTTTAATTGGTTCAAGATTTGCAGCTTTTCTTAAACGATCCAATGCTGATAGATTGCTTGCCATAAAATAAAATTAATATATTGATATTCTAATGCAAAACATGAAAAAACCCCAGATAATCTGAGGTTCGTTAAGTTATGCTAATTTAACTAAGCAGTCTTAGATAGATCGAATGTAGGAGCAGCACTAGGTCTGAAGGCTATCTCTACAACCTGTCCGTCATCTGGGTTTACGTTGAAACTTGCAGATGTAAGAATGATATCTGCCAAAATTGATCTACTTGCGTTTTGATCTACGTTAGCACCACTCATCTGACGATCAATATACAATCTAACCTTTGCACCAGCTTGTTGACGTTGGATAACGTCTTCAACCATTCTACTGGATAGTAATGTGTCATCATCTGTTGAGTAAACACTAGCAGAACCACTACCATCAGCAAAACCTGAGATAAAAGTTCTAAATGGTGCAGTCTGAGTAACAGTTTGACCAATACTTGTTACGTCAATTTCTGCTCTGGTTATTTCAAAACTCCATTCTCTTACAGATCCAACAACTAATGGTGTAGTAAATGTAATGCTTGCAAAAGTTCCTGCTGTAAAAGTAGGTGCTGCTGAAGCTGTTAATGCTGCTCCTCCTGCTGTTGCCGAAAGTGTCATAACACCAGTTGAAGCATCATAAGTTTTTACAAAATGATCTCCTGCTGCAATACAGTTAGTTAATGTTGCTCCTGATGGATATGCAAGTGTTACTGTATCGTTAACTTTGTAACCCAACTGAGATCCTACAGTAATGTTTCCTCCTGATGAAGGAAAAGCTGTAGCTGCAAGAGTTGTTACGCTTGTACCAGCAGGAGAATAATATAACGCTCCCGAAGTACCCGATAGAACTGTAGCCATGATAAATGATTCTAAGGTTTGAACATACGGGTACTACCCGATATGTCTATAGGATAGCGTGAATTACAGCAAAGATTCAAGAAATTACTGTAGCTTGAAAATTTGTTTCGATTGTTGATACAAAGAAAGGTCTATCATCTTCAAAACTAGGCCCAGTTACTTCTCCAGTTCTTACATGAATCCCACTTGTAGGCTGCCCTGTGTTGTTTATTGTTTCAATACTGGTAAATGCAGTATTAATCAAAGTTTGACTCCTAGCTGGCCCTTTATCTTTTTCTGCAAATGCTCTTACTGTAATAATTCCTCTTACATTATCTAAAGAACCAGTTAATCCTATTTCAGTTGTTACTCCAAATTGAATATTCACATAAACAAATTCACTATCTGCATCTGAAGTAACATCGCCAAAGTTATCAAAAAATACTGGTACGGCAGGGCTTAATGCTGCGTAAGCTGTTTTGATCGGTGTTTCAAATTCTGCTCTAATACCTTGATAATTCATTTTAATCTTCTACCTTTTGCTTGTTTAATTCCTTTATTCAATTCAAGTTTAACTGTTTGCTGTAGAAAACCTCCTTCTTTGTAAGTACTAAACCAATCTAAAGGTGCAGTTCTACCAGATAACACTCCAGGACTTCCACCACCAATATCTCCTCTTTTGGTAAGGTCTTTTCTCCCTGAACCAGCTTGGTCAAATTTACTTTTACCTGAAGAAGTTCTAGGTTCATTACCAATAACTTTATTACCAGCCTTACCTCTTCTAAATCTACCTACTTTTTCATCTTGAGCATAAGCTCTACTTCTAGCTAAATTAGTAATTCTTAATTCAACAGTATCTTTAGATGATCTGCCTGATCTTATAGATTTAACATCTAACTTAGGAGCTTTTACAGGTTTAGGTTCTCCTGGTCTACGAGTTCCAGATGATTTTTTTCCTGCAACTTCTATCTGCCATGAATTTGAATATAATCCTGTCCAAGATGGCCCTTTAAACTGTAATTCTTTAACAACCTCTTCTGCTATTGGTAAAACACCTTTATTTAAAACTGTAGCTGTATATCTATTAACTTCCTTTTTTAAATCTGGAAATTCATTTCTATTTCTTGCCATTTATTGTGGCCTCGCAATAACTGTATGAAGTATAGGATTATCTCCCCTCGATGTATTGATACTAATAATTCTTGCAACTTTATTTACTCCATCTTCTGCATATTGAATCCTATCTTTAACTTTTGGATAATATGTTCCTAATTCATCATTACCAAAAATAACTTTCAAATCATTTGTTTGGCTCGTTCCTTCATAAACCGATCCAGATACATTGCTTATAATTCCCTTCATCTCAATATTCGTATCAGATCCACTTACTTCTCCTGTAGCCGTATTATAAGTTTGAGATGTAGCAGTCTTAATATAAATAATATCAATACCAAAACTATCTAATAATTGTTTAGGTAAACTTTGAAAAGTACTGTCTATAAATGACATATTATCCTCGAACTGCTCTCATTTGGAAAGTTCCTGCTCCACCAATCATATACGCTCCAAGATAACTTTGAAGCCAAGGGTAAACATCCATAATATTATTAACGGAACCAGTTCCCTGACTTGCAACATTATATTTAACTTCTAAATCTCCTAGTTTTGCTTCTGCAATATTTCCACTTGTTCCTACATTTCCTGTCATTGCATCGGTATCATTTGCCAACGCTCTAGCTAATTCATATTGTGCGTATTTAATATTATTTGGAATTGCAGAACAAGCTAGTTCTACATCATCTACCTGATAATTATTTCTAGGAAACTTTAATGCCTGTCCATGATCACATCTATCTCCATAAAATACAAAGCTATCAATCCATCTGGTTGCTGCTATTAATGCTCGATTCTTTTTGTCATCTTGTTTATTATCCCATTGCGTAGAACTTGGGACAGTTTCAAAGTATGCGTCTGCTTCAGCTAATGTGACATAACTATTAGCATTAGCTCCAGATAATGTTGCGTCTATAGTAGCTGCCACGATCTATAAAGTAATTTAGTTTTATTGTAGCGTAAAGAAAAAACCCCACCAATAATTGATGAGGTTCTTTACTGCTTTGCTTTGCAACTTAATAATACGATTAATAAGTTGAAGTATCAAGAGGTGAGTTAACTGTTAACTGAACCAATGGAATCAAGTCAGCATCATATGTTAATGCCCACTTGTTAGCTGTTGCTAAGTGTGCATTGGTTGGGTTGTCATCAGCAACATTCCACTTAGTACCCATAACGTGATAAGCACTGTGGTAGTCAACTGACATAACATCCTGCTTAGAAAGAATGTTTCTTTCAGCTTCGATTCTTAGTGCTTGCTGATTACCTTCAAGGATTGTTCCTGAAGATGTTAGGTAGCAGAAGAACTCAGTTTGATGACCAGATGAACTAGATGGTGCAACTGTGTTAACAGCAGAGTCAACAACAACTGTACATCCAGCAAATTCACCAACTGCTCTATCGCTGATACCAACACCACCACCACCCCAAGTGAGGTTTGTG